GTTAGGAGAAACTCCATCTTAACTACGGATTCTTCTTTCATATTTTAATTGTTTGATTGTTTGTATTTGCGTTTTTCTTTTCTTGTGAGTTTGGTAAAAGGTTTCATAAAATGAACAAAGGCATCATCATCCTTGGGTAGGTATTTGAAAAAACCATCCTCCATCATTAAACGGATTAAGTTTTTATTGTCCCTACCTTCAGGGTCTAATGTTTCAGAATAGTAAAGGGTGACAAACTCTTTTGCTTCATCTGTGATGATGGGGTTTCTAAGGTCCACAATTTTTTGATTAATTCTGAAGAATTCATCGCCAATCTGTCCTTTTTTTGTTTTTCCATTTTTAATATTTTGTAAAACTGTTTCTTTTCTATTTTCGGAAATTAACTTGTCTGTCCTTGTACAAATATCGGAAACAGTTAGTACATTATCAACAATCTCAGGAAATAATTTCACAAAAGTTTTCTCACCAAGACGGTCAATACCAAAAATATTATCCGACTTGTCACCCAAAAAAACTTTAACAACAAGAACGTTTTGGTGAGGTATGTGAACATCACCAAACTTTATCTTGTCTCCGTAATTATAACTGATTTTCTTGATTGGAGAATAAATGGAAGTATTCTCCGAGATGATTTGTAAAAGGTCACGGTCTGATGAAAAAACAACCTTTTCTTCGTCTGTCGCCAACGAACAATAATAGGCTATCAAATCATCAGACTCATTACCATTAACTTCAATCTGACGAACAAAACACTCTTCAAGGTATTGTTTAACCCTTGATTTTTGGAAGTAATATGACTCAAGCTTGGCTTCAGTCATATCATTCCTTCGGTTTAGTTTATAGTCAGGATATAACTCACGTCTTGATTGTGAGTTGTTTTTGCCGTCCCAAAAGACGATAACTTTGTCAAACTCATTTTCGTCCAACTGGCGACGAATGGTGTTGAGGAAGTGAAATACCCCGCCAATGTGTTCGCCTTCCACGAAAAAGTCTTTGACTCCGTGGAAACCGATTTTAAATAAATTATCTCCATCAACTAATAGGGTCTTCACAAAAAAGTTTATTCAATAGTTTCTCTTTCCTCTTTCAACACAAAGTCACCATCAGAGCCAATGATTTCTTTCCAATAGTCAGAATACTCTTTCTTGTAAGCCTCAATAGAAGCCTTCTCTTCTGTAGTATCCTTACCCGCCAAGAAACCATGTGGTGTGACAATAATTTTTCCGTCTTCATACCCCAAACCATTGATGTGGTTTTTCATAACGGAGATTTTGGTACGAGAAGCGAACTTCACAGTTCTCTTGTCCTTAGTAGCAGTAATCTTGGTCGTACCAGCACCTTTCTGATTACCAAATAAGAACACCAAAGATGAGTTAAGCCAAACAGACTCACCACCCTTAGCCTTAATTTTAGGTTGTCCAAACGGATTGTCAGGAAGTTCAACCCAAGGTTGGTTCACAATAATCAAAGTGTTTTCATACTTTGAATCTGCTTTACGAGAACCTGAGATACGTTGGTTGATACCCATACCAATCTTGTCAGATAAAACCGACGCGTTATGTTGTTTACCACCCTTACCATCATAAGTCATCTTACAAGGTACTGAACCCACAGAATCCCAAAGGAAACATAAACTGTAATCCAATTCACCCTTTTCTTGAGCATCTAACAAACTGTTAATGTAGTCTGTAATTTGTTCAATGTAATCAAAGTTGTTGTTAAAGATAAAGAACCCGTCCCAATCCAATTCACCCGTTTCTTGGTCAACCACCTCATCACATTGAAGACCCATTAACTTTGAGTGTTCAAAGCTCCATTTCTGTTCCGTGATGATAAACACAGGTAGAATCTCTTTCTTTTGAGCATCTACCGCAGTTTTAATCATCGCAGTTGTTTTACCCGTGTCTGAGTGACCCAAGAACATATTGATATGTCCAATAGCGGGGCCGGGTAAACCCACAGCGTCTAAGAAATCAGAACCACAGTCAAAAAACCTTTGGGGTTTGTATTTGGCTGAAGTAGAGAATTTCTTCTTTACTGAATTGAAATCGGTTTTCTTAATTGCCATAGTTGTACTTATAAAATTCTTTCAGAGTTTCTAATTTATCTTTTGCGTTTGCCAATTTCTCAACAAACTTATCCATCTCTTCTAAGTGTTGTGGATGTTCCCCAATACCAACAGGGTTTTCCATATACACCATCAAAGTCGCCTCAGATTCCGCAATCTCACTCTCATATTTTTTAGTGAGTGATTCGTACATTAATTTTCTTATTTTCATTATTTGTTTGTATTAAAAAAGAACATGGACACTATGTCTAAGTAAGTGTCCATGCTCAGTTAAATTAGAATGGTAGGTCTTCGTCAGGTTCAGAGTTAACTTGGGGGTCAGAGTAAGACGGAGTTGATGGTGTTGATGGAGTTGAGTATCCACCAAAAGATTGTGTACCTTCTTCATCGTTACCATAAACATAACCACCTTTATCACTATCCCAACGTGGAACTTCACCACGAGCGATTGACTCCAAATATTCAACGGGTTTCTTAGAATAAACATCTAACCATGTCATTTCATTTTCAACCCACCCTTTCAATACATTCATGTCTTCATGAATAGGTGCAGCATCTTCATACATGATAGTTGATACAGTCGTGTATGCGGCTCCTTTAGGAGTCTTTTGCTTACTCAATTCAATGATAAGGTCACGTCCTTTTTCAGGGTCAGTGATATCACCTTTGTTTCTCCAAATAGGGATGATTTTATCAAGAATACCTTCATTCTTGTAGTTGTGTTTGAATCTCCAAAACTTCACACCATCTTCTTCGTGGTCACGGTCAATAACCTTTACAATATAGAATTTACGTGACTTGTACTGTTTAGCTAATTCTTTATCAGATTCTTTACCTGTTGACATAAGTTCTTCATATACTTCGTTCAATGGTGAACGCTCGTTATCATTTTTTCCTGGGTCATAAAATTTTTGCCATTTACCACCTACTTGGATTTCATGGTACCAAGCCTCTTTAAAAGGTGAACTACCATCTATGGTTGGTAGGATTCGGATACGTCGTGTTCCTGAGTTTGATTTCTCATCAAGAATAAGAGCGAAGTATTTCTTCATTCTTTCTTCTGATGACATACGGTTTTCTCCGCCTGAGTTGTTTTTCTGTGCTTGTTCGTACTGTGCAAGTACTGCGTCTAATGATGTTGTCATAGTTTTTTAAAAATTAAATGTTAGAGTTTAGTTTAAAGTTACAAATTTAGTTTTGAATAGTCAAATAAAAAAAAAGGTTGTGGATGTCCACAACCTTAATATAATCAAAAATATTAAAAAATCAAAACTTAAATTTGTTTTCTTCTTCCTGAGGTCTGAAAGTTGATTTGATTTCCGAAGGACTCACATCCTCAACTTCATCCGATGTTAGAACGTATTCGTGTTTACCCGCTTTTTCAAAGTCTTCCTTCTTATCATCAAAGAAATCTGTTAACTTTTGAGTGAATGGTCCTGAATCCAAACTTCTCAACTGTAGTTTTTCTTGAGGGGTTTTCTCACGATACTTTTCAATTTTAGTTTCAATCGCATTCAATCTATCAATAACTTGACCCATTTCGCCAAGCTTAGTTTCTAAATTTTGAATGTAACCAAACAAATTGTTAAAATACTCTTCTTGTTTTTGTTCAATATTTTGTTGAGACTTAACCAATTCTGTTACGTCCAATTCTTGAGTACCCTCACCTTTTTCATTTGATTTACCTTCGTCATCAATTTTTGTGACTTCAGTATCAGTGGCCACATCAATCTTTTGTGGTGGCATTGATGGGTCTACCGGTGCCGCTTCAGGAGCAACCGCGGGTTCCGCCCCAGGTGTTGGGGGTAAATCTCCTTCAGGAGGTAATGCCTGTTCAGTAATATATCTATTAATCTTGTGATGTCTCTCAATTTCCTTGAGTATCTTTTTATCTAAATTCATCGGTTAACCATTTAATAAGTTTTTTATTCCGTGTAGGGTTTCTACTTTGACTTTACGATTCGCAGTATGTTGATGACCGGCTCTTTCAATAAGACCATCTTTTTCACGAACAACATAACAATCGCCCGTGTCTAGGTCACATACTTCTGTGGTACCATCACCAATAGGTTTTGATGAAATTCTGGCTTGTTTACCAAGGTACTGATTTAATCTATTATTTAAATCCATAGTTTGAGATTTTTATTATAAATATC